TGTTCCCCGTGCCGGAAGAAAAACTCCTGGTAGATCCTTTCCCGATACCGGAGGAGTACCAGCGACTCGGTGGCATTGATTTTGGGTGGGATCACCCGACAGCGGTGGTGTGGATCGCGTATGACGCAGACGAGGACATCGTTTACGTTTACGACACCTACCGGCAGTCGAAGGCTACGCCAGCGGTCCACGCTACGGCCATTAACACGCGCCCCAGGTGGATCTCCTACGCTTGGCCGCACGACGGTAACCGTCGCGACTCGATGGGTAACCCCGGATTGGCCGACCAGTACCGGGGCCACGGCGTGAACCTCCTACCGGAGCACTTCACGAATCCTCCGGCGATGGGGGAGAAGAAGGGCGGCAACAGTATCGAAGTCGGCATCATGGATATGCTGCAACGAATGGAATCGGGACGCTTCAAAGTGTTCTCGACACAATCTGATTGGCTTGAGGAATTAAGAATGTTTCACCGTAAGGATGGAAAGATCGTACCGATACGCGACGATCTCATGGCAGCAACTCGCTATGCCACCATGTCCTTGCGTTTCGCGTCACCGGAAGGTGAGTCCATGTGGAAAGGAGACCTCAAGTACCCGGCATTAGGGATCGTATAGATGCCGAGTCTTTGGGATTACGTCCAGGAGTACCCCGAGCGTTTACGGGATCAGTTCACTCAGGGGATGCAGCAGTTTGCGGAGACCCGCAACCCGGTAGCTGCGCTCAGTGCGTTAAACCCGACTACACCGTTTATTCAGGATGCTGCGTTACAGGGCGGTGGCCTGATCGCGCCTCACGCAAATCAACTCGGTCAGGCAGTCTCGCAAGGGTCTGAGAATTTGGGGTTGGGACCGCTGGCGATCCCCGAAGTGACCGACGAGCAGTTAGCCCCGTTGCTGATGTTGGGGATGGGTAATCCCAGCAAGATGGGCTTTTTCTCACCATCAGGTAAAGCCCTGACCACGGCTCCCGGCAAAGGCACAAGCCAGCAGTACCTGGCACACCTGAAGAAAGAACCCGGTGCAACAAAAGAGGCTAAGCAGACGGGCCTGATCCAGAAGCTCGAAGAAGCCCCCGGTACGCTCACGAAGGAAGAAGTGGTTTCCATGTGGAACCCGATAGAGCTGACCGAGACTGTTAAGGGTGATTTAAGTTCCGCAAGAGAGGTCAACTTAGATAGTCCGTATGCAATTCCAGAAGTTCTAAATATTGCAAATATGGCTACTAATACTCCCGGCGATTTAGAAATGACCTTAGTAAATAACCCTGATGCTTATTATGCTCTTGAGGCAAATTTTCCTGAGTTATTGGAAAACGAAGATTGGGGCGAGATTGTTGTAAATAGTGTTTTTGGCGGCGATTCTAAGCCAAGCGATTTAGTCAAATACGGCAACGAAGCAAACCTAAACCTCCCAGGCGGCGAAGAGCCGAAAGAGATTCTGGTGCAGTTGCCGGAACGAGAAAAAAGTCCGTATGAGCTTGTTCATAGAGCAAGCGGTGAAGTAAAAGGCGTTTTTCCAAATCGTGATGCTGCGGTTGAAGCATTCCAAGAATATCGCCAGAGAGGAGAAGGAACTCACTACCAGATTGGGCCACAGAGGTCATCTCCTGACTACGAAAGCACCCACTGGGACGAACCCAACATCCTCGCCCACATCCGTACCAACAAGCGTGATGTCGGTGGTGTCAGCGCCTTACACGCAGAAGAATTCCAATCTGATTGGCATCAGGCAGGGCAGAAGAAGGGTTACGGTACTCCTTTGTCAGGCAAAGACAGAGTGATGTTGGAGCTACAGAAACAGGGGATTGAACATCGACTCGTTGATACTACAAATATAGAAGACCACGATAGATTATCAAGCGAGTTAAAACATATTGAGGAAAAATTACGCAATGCCAATCTAAACCGAGGAAAAGTCCCCGACGCACCTTACAAAAAAGACTGGCACGAACTTTCTTTTAAACGCTTCCTGATGGAAGGCATCAACGATCCTTCCGTAGATCGCATCACCTGGACTTCCGGTGCTGTACAAGCGGATAGGTACAACTTGGCGAAGTACATTGATTCAATTGATTCTGCTCTTCAAAAGGATGGGAGATTCAGTCTTGGAGTTAAGTACAAAGAAGGTAATGTAGAAAATTTAACTAATATCGAACCCGAAAAATTGGCTGATTATGTTGGCAAGGAAATGGCCGAGAAGATCGTTAAGGATTCGACAAAAAGAGAAGAGCCTGAGTTTAAGGCAGTAATTAAAGAACTTCTGGCCGCTGGGTTAAGTAAATCGGAGGCTCAAATTGTTTGGGACTACGCGGGACTGCCGGTGGATGATTTAAGTCTCGAAGAGGTTGAAAGGGTCGGCCCTGTAATGAAGAAATTAAACAGGTTAAGGAAGGAGGCCAACGCTGCTCAACAACAAGACACGGTGTACCCATTTGAAAGTTATACCGATTTGCTAGTAAGTCGAAAAGGTCGCCCCTCCCACACCTATTCCGGCCTCGACCTCCAAGTTGGAGGCGAGTTCCACAAACAACTCTACGACAAAAAGATTCCGCAGTTCGCTAAGAAGTTCCTGAAGAAGTACGGGGTGGAGCCGCAGAAGTTCGACGGTTCTGAGAGTGCAGAAGTGCAACGATTACGAGAAGAACTCAAAGTCGTTGCTAAAAATTTCCCGAATATGTCGCCAGAAGAATTGATAAGAGCATCCGAGATTCGGGAGGCGATTCAAAACAAATCCGACAATAACAAATACTGGTACATCGACATCACCCCCGAAATGCGCCAGGACTTACAGGAAAAAGGCGTACCACTTGCGATGAATGACAGAAAACCACTACTGGCTTATGCCTGAGTATCTGAATGGCACAACTTGAAGACGAAGAACTACTCGCGAAGATCCACCACGAGGTGAACGCTGCGCTCGGCTACGAAGACGAAATCTCAGAGCAGCGCAAAGAGGCGTTGCTGCGTTACACCTCGCAGCCTTACGGCAACGAAGTCGAAGGTCGCTCCCAGGTAGTAGATACCACCGTCATGGACACGATTGAATGGATCAAGCCGTCCCTGATGCGCGTCTTCACGAGCGGCGATGAGGTTGTTAAGTTCCTCCCCGAAGGCCCGGAGGACGTACCCGCTGCGAAACAGGCTACCGATTACATCAACTGGATTCTGACACGCAAGAACAACTGGTCTGAAATCTTCCTCACATGGATCTCTGACGCCCTCCTGGAGAAGGTCGGCATCATCAAAGTCTTCTGGGACGAAACCGAAAAGAAGAACCGCGAGGAGTATCACGACCTCGACGACATGGAGCTGGAGAACCTGATCCGGCCCGAAGAGGTCGAAGTCCTGGAGCACAGCGAGAAAAGCGAAGACGCCCCGGAACCCGAGAGCGATGACATCGAGGATGTTCTAGGAGCGCAGCTTGGCAACCCGACCCTGCATGATGTGGTGATTACGCGCCAGGTCAAAAGGGGCGAGGTCAAGATCGTCAACATCGCACCCGAAGAGTTCCTGATTTCTCGCGAAGCCAAGAACGCTGACGAAGCGCGTTTTGTCTGTCACCGCAGCCGCATGACTCTCGCGGAACTTCGCGAAATGGGCTACGAGGTGGACGACGATCTGATTGGCAGCAGTGACTTCGCGAACTACAACATAAACCAGGAGAGCAACGCCCGTCACCAGTTCGATAACTCCCAGGGCTGGCCGTTTGATTACGAAGAAGGCGAGGGAGCTCTGCGCGAGGTCTGGGTCTTTGAAAGTTATATGCGCGTCGAGGTCGAAGGCGGCTTATCCGAGCTGCGTCGTATCCTGACTTGCGGCAACCAGGTACTCGCCAATGACGCGGTAGACCGCGCACCGTTCGCGACTCTCTGCCCGATCCCGATGGCACACAAGTTCTTCGGGATGTCGCTTGCCGATCAGGTGATGGATCTCCAAAAGATAAAGACCGTTTTATTGCGGAATCTTCTCGACAATATGTACCTCCAGAACTCCGGGCGCGTAGCCGTCCAGGAGGGCATGGTGAACCTCGATGACCTCCTAACCCAAAGACCTGGAGGCATCGTGCGTACCAAGGCGCAGGGCGCGGTGCAGCCGTTACCGACCCCGCAGCTCCAGCCTTACGTCTTCGAGATGCTCGGTTACATCGACAGCATCCGGGAAGAACGCTCCGGCATGACAAAGATGAGCCAGGGACTCGATGCCAACGCACTCACTTCACACACCTCCGCGACTCAGGTTGCCCAGGTGATGACAGCAGCGCAGCAGCGTGTCGAGTTAATCGCCCGAGTGTTCGCTGATACCGGCGTCCGGGACATGGCTTACATGATCTACGAACTGGTCAACAAGCATCAGGACAAAGAGTCTGTTATCCAGTTACGCAATGAGTGGGTTCCGGTAGACCCGTCGATGTGGCGAAGCAAGATGGATTGTGCGGTCCAGGTCGGCCTGGGGCACGGCAACCGTGACCAGCAGATGATGCACCTCTCACAGATGATCCAGTTTGCGTCACAGGCTATGTCCGGCGGCTTGTCTATCGTCAACGAACAGAACCTCTACAACATGGGCGCAGCTCTTGTGAAGAACATGGGCTTCAAGGATGTCAGTCAGTTCCTTAACGACCCCAGCAAGATGCCCCCGAAAGAACCATCCCCACAGGAGCAGATGGCTCAGATGGAGATGCAGATGAAACAGAAGGAACTGGAGATCAAGGCCGCTGATGTTGAGATCAAAGCCCAAAAGATTCAGGTCGATGCTCAAGAAGCAAGCGTCGATGCACAACTCAAAGCCCAAGAGTTGGCCCTTGAGGCGCAACAGAACCGACCAGTCGCTATTGGCTGAATCAGGAGAACATCATGCCTTACGGAGTCAAAGAGTTTTACAAGAAGCCAAAGAAAGAGAAGAAGAAGAGTGGTGGCAAGAGTGGCAAGAAGCCTAAAAGGAAATAGTCATGGACGAAAGCCAACGACTTGAAGCTGCAAAAAGAATTTTAGCCGACCCCATGATCAACGAGGCATGGGATCTGTTGGCAAAAGAAATCCTGATCAGTTGGGA